AAAGCATTATTAAGAAGTTTAAGGAATCAACAGGAGATGTTCAGATGATGAAAGTGTTTACTAACACTGCACTTGGAGAAACTTGGGAAGACAGGATAGAGAGAATAAATTTTGCGGACTTGGAATCAAGAAAAGAACATTATGGATGTGAAATCCCTGATAAGGTTTCAGTTCTTACTGCTGGAGTTGACGTGCAAGACGACAGGTTAGAAGTGGAAGTTGTTGGGTGGGGTGTTGGAGAAGAAAGCTGGGGAATTTATTACAAGGTATTTATGGGTAGTCCTGCTGAAAATTATGTCTGGGAACAGCTTGATAGATTTTTGGATACTGAATTTTCTTATAAAAATGGAGAGAAAATAAAAATAATATGTACTTGTATCGATACAGGTGGTCATTTTACACAGGAAGTTTATCAATATGTAAAACCACGTGAAATAAAACGGATTTTTGGAATCAAAGGACAAGGTGGAGACGGAAAATCATTTATATCTAAACCTACTAAAACAAATAGAATGGGAATAAGTTTGTTTGTTTTGGGAGTTAATTCAGGGAAAGAAACTATTTTATCAAGATTAAAGATTGATTTACCTGGACCAAAATACATGCACTTTCCTGATAATGTCGAGCGCGGATATGATGAGGCATATTTTAAAGGGATTACTTCAGAAGTTAAGACAACCGTCTGGGAAAAAGGGAAGAGAAAAACTATATGGAAAACAATTGGAACTAAACGGAATGAGCCGCTTGATATTAGAAATTATGCTTATGCAGCATTATTAATAGCAAATCCAAATTTAGAAAGAAAATATACAACGGAGGCAATAAAGCAAACTAAGGCTGTAAAAAAAAGAAAAATATTGTCGAAAGGAATTTAGAAAATGGGAAAATCAAATTATTCAAGAGAATATATTTTAGAAATGATAGTTGAATACGGCAAAGCTGAACGAGCAGCTTTGGCTGGAACTAGTTATAAAATTGGAACTAGGGAACTTACTCGAATGGGAATAGATGCAATAAGAAAAGGAAGAGCTTACTGGGAAAATGAACTTCAAAAAATAAATGGCAAAGGCAACAGGAGAGTGAGAAGAGGTGTGCCTAGAAATCTTTAGCAGAAAAGGAGGTGTTTTATGAATTTTATTGATAAATTGGTAACGGCATTTAATCCAGAAAAAGGACTTAAAAGGTTTCAAGCAAGAAGAAAATTAGAAATTCTTAATACTGGATATTCAAATCACGGTGCTTCAACTACTAAAAAATCAATGCTAGGCTGGCAAAGTGCTGGCGGCGGAGTAAAAAAGGATATTTATAAGAACCGTAAAAAGTTGATTGAACGTTCGAGAGATTTATATATGGGAACTTCTGTGGCTACTGGGGCGTTGAAAACTATTAATACGAATGTCGTTGGGAGCGGATTAAAATTAAAGGCTGCTATCGATAATGAGACAATAGGGATTAACAACGAGGAAGCTGAAGCAATAGAAAGTTTGATTGAAAAAGAATTTGAACTTTGGTCGAAAGATAAAATTGATAATTTAGGAACTATGAATTTTTATCAGATTCAGGAACTTGTATTTTTGACAGTGCTGATGAATGGAGAATGTTTTATAAAATTAAATTATTTTGAAACTCCAAAAAATCCATACAGTTTAAAACTGGAAATTTTAGAACCTGACAGAATATATACTCCAAACAATATGATTTCAGATAAAAGTGTAGTCGAAGGTTTGAAAATAGATAAAAACGGAAGAATTGAAGGCTATTATGTTTCATCTGAACATCCTTTGGATGCAACTGGGGGAGTAAGTGAGAAACTTATAAAAGTTTATGGAAGTGAAAATCAAAAAAATATAATACATCTTCTTTTCACAGAAAGACCTGAACAAGTAAGAGGAATTCCAATATTGTCTCCAGTTATTGAGAATTTAAAGCAGCTTGGAAATTATACTGAAGCTGAACTAATGGCAGCAGTCATAAGTGGAATGTATGCAATTTTTATTGAAAGCGATGTTGAAAATTCAAGCAGTGCTGATGTAGGCGAACTTGAAGCGGTCGAAAATGATTTGCTGGTAGATTCGGAAGATGAAACTACTATAGAACTTGCACCAGGAATGATTATGGGGCTTAATCCAGGAGAAAAAGCAAAAGCTACTAATCCAGGAAGACCTAATGCTCAATTTGATCCTTTTGTTACAAGTATTCTAAGACAAATAGGAAGTGCTTTGGAAGTTCCTTATGAACTTTTGATAAAGCATTTTACAGCAAGTTATTCAGCAAGTCGTGCAGCACTTTTGGAAGCGTGGAAGATGTTCAGGAAAAGGCGTGAGTGGTTTGTAGAGAATTTTACCCAGCCTGTTTATGAAGAATGGTTAAATGAAGCGTATTTGCTAGGTAGAATTGAACTTAAAAATTATGGAACTGACTTTCTTATAGACAAAGCATGGTGTGGTTCGCAATGGAATGGACCTTCACAAGGACAGATTGACCCATTAAAAGAGGCTAATGCCGCTGTTATAAGAATTAATAATGGATTATCGACTAGAACTAGAGAAACAGCCGAACTTAATGGAGGAGATTTTGAGCAGAATATAAGAATTTTGGCAAAGGAAAATAAATTATTAACAGAGAAAGGAGTGGTATTGAATGCCGAAACAACTCAAATTTTGGAACGTAATGAAGAATGATGAGGAAAAATCAGCTGAACTGATACTTTATGGGAGCATTGGAAGTGATGAATATTGGGATGATATATCTGATAAGGCGTTTAAACAGGATATTGAAAATCTTGGGGATGTGGAAAATATAACTTTGCATATAAATAGTCCGGGAGGGAGTGTATTTAGTGCGGTAGCGATTGCAAATACATTGAAAAATCACAAAGCAAAAATAACAGCAAATATAGATGGATTGGCAGCAAGTGCGGCAACTATCATAACAAGTGCCTGTGATACTGTAAGAATGCCTAAAAATGCTTTGTTTATGGTACATAATCCAATAACTTTCGCTTACGGAAATAATCAAGATATGCAAAAAACGCTTGAAATGTTAAATAAAGTTAAAAATAGCATTATTGAGACATATCTAAATAAAGCAAAGACTGACAAGGAAACGTTGTCGGAATTAATGGATAACGAAACTTGGATGAGTGCAGAAGAAGCTAAGGAATATGGATTTGTCGACGAAATATTAGATGAAAGTGTGGAAAAAGAAGTTATTGAGAATAAATTGATTATAAACAATATGGCTTTTGATATTTCAAGATTTAAAAATTTTAAAGAAAAGAAAAATCAAGAGCCGAGAGTGATAAATATTTCTGTAAATAGTACAGGAAGTCCTGAAGAAATAGCTGATAAATTTAGAGATATATTAAATTCGACAGAAAAACAAAAAAATGAAGGAGGAAATATGACATTAGAAGAGTTGAAAAACAAATTTCCAGAACTTTACAATCAAGTCTTTAATGAAGGTAAGGAAGTTGGAATAACCAAAGAAAGGGAAAGAATGAGAGAAATTGATAACTTGGATGTATCAAATTATTCTGAACTTGTTGAAAATGCTAAATATAATGATCCGGTAGAGGCTAGTGTGTTAGCAGTAAATATTTTGAATAAACAGAAGGAAGAAAGAATTCAGAAATTACAAAATATTAAGAATGATAGTCAAAATAACTTTACACCGCCAGTTCCAAATAATGGTACAGCGGAAAATAATGAAGAGAAAAAATTTATGGGAGTAAATATTTCAAACATTTTTTCTTTAATGAATAAAAAAACAGAGGAGGGCAAATAATGGATTTTGTAACAAAAGGCAACGAATATGCCAGCGAACAGTTTTTAAGTGGTACAGGGCATAAATATATGGAATTTGAAGTGCCACAAGGTAAGAATGTAAAAAGAGGGGACGCTGTAAATGCAGGTGCTGAACTTTCAGATGGGACGGATTTGTTTGGAATAGTTATGGAAGATGCGGATGGAACAACTGCAAAAACTAAAACAACTGTAGCTATTTCAGGAGAATTTATATTTGAAGGGTTGAAAGTGAAAGCAGGAACACAAAAATCGGAGTTTACAAAAGCGGCTAGAGATAAAGGAATTGTGATAAAAGGATTAGGAGGTAAGGAATAATGCCAGCAGTAATAGAATTTATTGGATTGTATGACCAGAATGTGATTAGACCAAAATCATTTATTAGAGATAATTTTTTTAAAAATAGAAAAACATCAGAAAATCAAAAAATGGAAATAGAATTTAGAAAAGGAAGACAGCTTGTAGCACCTTTTGTATCTGAATTTATTCCGGGAACAGAAATGGTAAAGAATACTTATGAAAGTAAATTTTTTCAAGCTCCAAAAGTAGCACCAAAAAGAACTTTTTCAGCTTTCGAACTATTTTTTAACAAAACAGCAGGGGAAACTATATATGGTGGAAAAAGTCCTGAAGAACGAAAAGCGGACTTGCTTGCTGAATCGTTTGCGGAATTTGAGGAACAGATTACAAGAAGAGAAGAAATTATGTGTACCGAAGCATTGTTTAATGGAAAAGTAATTGTGGAAGGTGAAGGAATAAAAGGAGAAATAAAATTCGGAACAGTTGAAGAAATTACTCCTGCTACTCTATGGACACAGCCTAATGCAGATATAATTGGGGATTTACAGGCGGCTATAACAAAAATTGGAGAAACTACAGGGCTAAGACCTGAAATGATTTTAATGGATCCTGTAGCTGCAAAATTATTTGTAGAAAATGAAAAAATTCAGAAATTACTGGATATTAGAAATTATCATGCGGGAGAAATCAATCCTAGAGAAGTTGCAGGTGGAGCAATCTATATTGGAACTCTTGCACCATTTGGATTGCCTATTTATTCTTATCAATCACAACATTCTGTATTAAAAGCTGATGGGAAAACGTATGAAAATAAGCCACTTATCCCTGAAGGTAAAGTTTTGCTAGCACCAAGCAACAATACGATTATCTATGGACCAGCAGCGGATGTAAAACAAGGAATTATTGTGGCAGAGCGTTCGGTATTTACTGATGAAGATTCAAAATCAAATACAGTGGAAATTAGAACAGAATCAAGACCACTTCCTGTAGTTTACGATATAGAAGCTATAAAAATATTGAAAGTTAAATAGGAGGTTATGATGAAGTATAAAGCATTAAAGCCTTTGATTTATAGTGGAGTTAGTTATGAAGAAGGGGCAGAAGTGGATATTTTGGAAAAATCAGTTGTAAAAAGCTGTATTGAAAGAGAATTGATTGAAGAAATAAAGGATACTACTGAAAAAGCGGTATCTGAAACACCAATCAATGAAGATAATCAAGATAAAAAATCTTCTGAAATCATAATTGAAGATAATAAGGATACAGAAAAAGATGATAAACAAAATAAAAAGAATAAATAGGTGGTAATTTATGAATTTTAAAGAAATGGTTGCGAATGATATTGAAAATGTATTTTTAAATATTGATGAATTTGGTACAACGCATACTTTTAATGGACGTGAAATTAAATGTGTGATTGATGAGGAAAAATTTCAGAACAAGCAGAAAAATGGACTTATTACACAGGAAGAGGGAACTTTTCAGGAAGGATTTACAGTCTTTGTTGGAGAAAAGGATTTAAGAATTAAGCCGCATCCAGGGGAAATGATGACATTGGATGGAGAAACTTATGAAGTTATGCTAAGTAAATTTGATATGGGGATGCATGAGATAGATTTGGCGAAATATGAGGAGGTCTAAATGTTTGATGTAAAATTAGATCCGCATCAACTGGAAAAAGTAGAAAGTGCATTGAGTCAATTTCCTGATAAATTTCCAAAAGCTGTGGCATTTGCAGTAAACCGCTCTCTTGCAATGACGAAAACGGAGCAAATGAGAAGAACTACTGCAATGTATACTGTTGCAAGAGGAAAATTGGCAGAATCAATAAACGTATTTAATGCCAATCCAGGAAACTTGGTTGGAAAAATAAATTCAAAAGGGGGAATGATTGGGCTAGATCATTTCAAATTAAATCCAAAAACAAGAAGAAAAACAATGGTATCAGCAGTAGTCAAAAAAGGAGAAGGTGGAGATTTACCAAACGCTTTTATCGCTTATTCTGATGGAAGATTAGGGGCATTTACAAGAGAAACAGGAAAATCTTTGCCAATAAAACGTAGAATGGGACCATCTGCCCCTCAAATGCTTGGAGAATTAAGTATCCTTGATTATTTACAGGGATTTATGGAAGAGAAGTTTAATATAAGAATAGATCACGAACTTGGAAGGATATTGGAATAATGATTCATACAGAAAAGAAGATTTATGAGTTTCTTAAAAAAATAATGGAAGAAAAAGGATTTAATGTTTATAGAGGTTTCTTACCTTCAAACAGTTTTGAAGATAGAGAAAACGGAAAAAAGACAAACGATTATTTTCCATTTGTAATTTTAAGAGCATTAGAGTTTAGACAGGATAGAGCTGGAGTTGGATATTATAACGCTTTTTCTGATTTTGAAATTTGGGTTGGGACGAAAGAGGAAAAAGAAGAGGATTATCTAAAAAACTTGGAAATGGCTAGATACATAGCTGGAAAACTTCTTGAAGAAACAACAAGAGTTAAAAATAATATTGGGAATGCAGAGTTTGTATTGGAACAGAATAAAGAAATCAAGGTTGCTTTTTATAGTGATCAGGCTAATCCATATTTTTATTCTAGGATAAAATTTACAGCTTATGCAGAGCCTATTGTATCGGAATATACAAATTTATAGGAGGAAAAATGGAAACAGAAACAAGATATGTTTATATAGGCAAGAATATTGATTTGCCTGATGCGAGACTTAACAAGAGCGGGATATATTTTGGAGAAAAGATAGAGGAAATAAGAAAAAAATATCCTTTGCTTGAAAAATTGCTTATTAAAGCAGATGATTTACCTTTTGCAGAAAAGAATGAAATCTTGCTTGAGCAACTAACAGATGAACTTTTAGAAAGCGTGAAAGGAGAAAATGATGGCGTATAAACACGGAACGTATCAGACGGAAGCGGCAAGCGATATAAATTTGCCTGTTACGCTCGATTATGGACATTTTATCGTAGGAATGGCACCAATTCATAAGGTTAAAAAGGGAAAAAGGAAAACGAATGAAGTTGTGAGAATTGGAACGCTAAGAGAAGCTATTGAATACTTTGGAGATACTTATGATTTAGACTTCAGTATCTCTCAGGCAGTAAAAGTATTTTTTGAGCTTTATGCAGTAGCACCTTTATTTGTTGTAAATATTTTGGATTTGGATAAACATAAGTCTGATAACAAAAAAACAGCACAAGGACTGGAAATAAAAAATGGGAAAGTTCTTGTTAAAAATCACAAAATAATAACAGATACCCTTGTTGTAAAAGATAATTCAACGAGTTCAGAAATATCGGATGCAAGATATTTATGGACAGATGAAGGGCTGGAAATTTATGCAACAGCACCAAATAATAATAAAATTGACATCGAATATTACGAAGTGGATTTGACAAAAGTGAAAAAAGAGGAAGCGATTGGTGGATATAACATTAACACAATGCAGAGAACTGGGCTTGATTTAGTCGATGAAGTATATTTGAAATTTTCAGAACTTCCAGCATTTATTGATGTTCCAGATTTTTCAAATGACAGTGCAGTAGCAGCTGTAATGGCGACAAAAGCTAAAAATATAAATTCAGGAATGTTTGAGGCACTAGCCTTGATAAATGCACCTGCGGACAAAAGATATGATGAAATTGTATCTTGGAAAGACAGTAAAAATATATTGTCAGAAGATCAGGTAATTTTATACGGTTGCCCAAAACTTTCAGGAAACGTGTATTTTCACTCTATCCACTATGGAGCGTTGTCGTTAAAAGTAGATTCAGAAAACGACAACATTCCATCGCAAGCACCTTCAAATCACGCTTATAAAATAGATGCCTTAGCATATAAAAATTCAAGTGGAAATTTTGAAGAAATAATGCTGGATAAGGAACAACAAGCGAACTTTTTGAATAAAAACGGAGCTGTAACGGCAATAAACTTTAAAGGTTGGCGTTGCTGGGGAACAGAAACAGCCAAGAACCCTCTAGCAACAGATCCCAAAGACAAGTTTGGCTATACTCGTAGAATGTTCAAGTATATAGGGAACGAATTAGTAATTAGTTATTTCAATAGCATAGATAAGAGATTCACGCTTAAATTGGCTGAAACTATTACAAAGTCTATGAATATAAGATTGAATGGACTTGTTGCAGCTAATCATTTCCTTGCTGCAGAGGCTGTATTATCAGAAGAAGATAATAATTTAACAAATGTAATAAATGGAGATGTTACTTGGATTATAAAACTTGGAATTGCTCCAGGATTAAAATCCATGACATTTAAGAAAAAATACGATGTGGATGCTTTACAGGCATTTGCAAATAATTTAGGAAGTTAGGAGGTTAGAAAATGGGAAAAGCAAATATGCCGATAGCGTTAAATGATCTTGAAATATTTATTAATGGCGAAAATAAATTAGCAGGAATAGGTTCAGTGCAGCTGCCTAATTTAGAAACCACAACCGTAACTATCAATCAAATAGGAATGGTTTCTGAATATGAAGCACCCTTAACAGGGCATTATAAAAAATTGGAATCAAAAATAAAAATGGAATGTATAGATGAAACGCTTTTAAATTTTAATAATGAGGGAGAATTATTTATTGAATGTAAGGGTGTTATCCAAAAAATGAATAAAATAACACACGCAGCAACTTATGTAGGTCTAGATATAACTTTTAAAGGAATGCTTAAAAAATTTGATGGACCAGATTTAAAACCAGGAAACAAACTTGAAGCATCGCTTGATTTATCATTAAGTTATTATAAAGTAGTGATAGATGGTAAAGAAATAGCATTTCTTGATGTATTTAACAGAATCAGTAATATAAACGGAGAAACAAACGGAAAAATCAGAAGAATGTTAGGATTATCATAAAAATTTAGGAGGATATAAAATGGCAGAAGTAATTAAATTAAGAAGAGAATATAAATTTGGAGCAAAAAATGTTAAGGAGATTGTATTAGATTTAGAAGAGCTATCAGGGCAAGATTTAGTTTTTGCAGAGAAAGAGTATAAGGCGAGAAATAAAGGGGCAACAGTAAAGGAGCTTGAAGACGGCTGGGTTTTAACAGTTGCGTCGAAAGCCAGCGGAATCAAATACGGTGACTTACTTGGGCTTAAAGGAACTGATTATATAAAGGTTTTGAATAAAACTAAGGGTTTTTTGAACGCAGGCTTGGGTTCAGCAGACGATACAGAGAATTTCGTGATAGAGGAAACGGAAGTACAAGAGGAAGAAATGAAGAAAGAAGACCAGAAATAATACAGCTGCTTGATACAGTAACTGATATTCTTGAAGCATTGAATTTTTCAAATGAATATAAAAGCAGTTTAAATATGAGCTATGAGACACTAATGTCTTGTAGCTTGTATGAGCTGGAATATTGGCAGACAAGAGCGGAGGAACTGATACAGGAAGCAGAAATGAGGTATGAGGAAAGCAAGGAATAAAAAATGGAGGCTATTTGCCT